GTGCTTGTGTCTGTTCCGGCTAATGTACCTGCAAATGTTTGTATTTTTCTGGTTCCCAAAGAAATAAGCTGACCTGTTGAATTTACAGAAAAGCCTGTTTCTGTAAAAGCACCTGTGCCACTTGCTTTATTTACTGCTTTGAAACCTCCGATCGCACGTACTGGACCGGAAAAAGTTGAGTTGCCCATGTTTATCTCCTTGTCTTGGCAAATGTCAGTTACACCATGTAACTGTCAAGGTAATTTAATTATACACAAAAAAAAGAGGGCGACAAGAGCCGCCCTCAAATATTTAGGTTTTGAAGGAAATATTATGCGCCCGGCGTACCGAACACACAACGCCAATCTGAAACTCCAAAGCTATAACGCTCTCTAGCCTTGAACCTCATATTGCCGGTGTCAAAGTCACCTTCCATGGCTGTCTTAATCGGTGCACGATTAAAGTATTTAAAGCCATTTGGTGCATCTGTTTTGATGAAGAACGCATCGGTATCTGTCAAAAAATGGTTTACTACAGCACCTTGTGGTAGCATACCCATATTGTTGATAGCGTTTGCGTCATTGTCAGATGTTCCCGGTCTTAGATTAGAGTTCAACACTCTTTCAGCAACAAACTGAAGCTCCTTTGGTATGATTAGCTTCATACCTCTAACAGCAATCTTTAAACCTCTTTCGTCGGTAAGACCGGCGATGTCGATCAACATCTGCTCCAATGAAGTTTCATTAAGATCAGCAGCAGTAGAAAGTAAGTTTCTCTGGTTGCCGTTTAATGATGGATGTGAAGATGAACATAAAGCAGCACCGTCACCAATCGCACTACTTGAACTAAATGCGTTATTCAGGATCGCAGCAGCTTTAATCTGCTTTGTCTGAGCCATGGATCTAGCCAAAGCTTTTGTATATCGGGACGCTAATCTGTCGTAAAGATTATCTTCAATAGCTTCCTCTGTAATAGCGAAAGCTAGAGCGATTGTTTCGTGAGTATAGCGTGCTGTGAAAGTTTCCTGCGCTGAGTCAAAGGAAACAGTGCTTCCCTCTTCTTTTGTTGGCGCAGTGCTGAAACCTGCAAGCATTACTTCCTCTTCAAACGCTCTGTCCGAAGACTCTTCGTCAAAGATTTCTGCGTGCTCATTTTCGTATCTGTCGTACTCAAGACCAAATAAGGCGTTAAGTCCGGGTTCTAGCTCTTTTGCTAGTTGGGCTCTACTAATTGCAGACATAACTTAACCTCCTTATATACCGGTGTTCGCTGCGGTGCCTACGGCGGCAGCAAAACCAGAGTTGAATGGAGCGTTTAATCGCACTATGTACTGATGACCAACGGCAGAATAATCCGTATTGCCTTCGTCTTCGTAAAGACCAACAATACGAACATCTAATCCTGCGGTTGTTGCGGCTGTGCTGATATCAAGCATATCTGTGGATCTACCTGTGTTGGTAGAGCCATCGTTTACACTTGCCATATCACAGTTAGCAAAAACATCAGCTAGAGCAGTCGCTCGATTAGTGTTTGTTCCATCAGCAACTACAGTATATAGCTGCATTGGATTGTCATATACAAATGCCTTGATAGGAAAGTTTGTATCGACGCTTACGTTGTTACTACCCGGCCAGTAGTTTTTAAAAGTTGTTTTCTTTGTGCCAGAGTCAACAAATTCACAACCATAAAAAACACCAAGGGGAGCAACAGCCTGATCTGTAATGGTAATGACACCCGCCGCTGTCGGAATTACAATACCACCTTGGTAAATCGCATTAGTATTATTAGATGCAATCTCATATGTGGTTGTACCAGTAGTATTATAACCGGCACCTGTCATTCCAATAGGACGAAGACCATAACCTCCAGTAAGACTATTAGCCATTTGGGCCTCCTATTAAAAAAAGTTTCATTTCTGTGAACCTCCAAAGGTCACGCGAGACTGACGATCAGGTTTACTGATTGTCATAGTTGAATGTGCATTCTCTCTCATCATGTCCTGATCCACTGCGGTCATCTGATCTGCGTTCCTTTGTGAAAAGTAATCAGTTCTTTCGGCCACGGTTTCAACAGGTATCCGAGCAAGAAGCAATCCTCCTACGCCAAAAACACCTTCGTATTTACCTGAATCAACAACAGGGGCTTCAAAATCTGGATACTCATCCTTACGGACAAGCTCCCAACCCTCTCTCATTTTTGCACTGATATTCTTACTATCATTGAAACCTCGAGTTTCTGCTCGTATCCAACGATGCTTAAATCCATCAGGCGCAGGTGGTGCGTCTAACATAGATGGGGGAGCCCATGGTTTACGCCTAACCGACTTCTCCCTAGTTGTTTCAGCGCGAGAAGTTCGCTTCACAGTATTCTCAAACATTTCATTTTGTTCTTCAGCCATTTAACTTACTCCTTCACGTATTTCGCGTATTCTTCTAGTGGCACACCCAATTTTTTAGCTATTGCAACTTGGCTAGGGGTGAGTCTAACCTTTTTACTACTACTGCGCCCAGTGGTTGTGCGGGACACGGAAGCTACCGTCTGAGCGGGTCGTTTGCTTCCCCCGTTAAACTTATGCGGAAACTCTGTCTGCACTCGTCTGTCGAGTTCAGTATAGTACTCATCGGAGTTCGGGTCAAACCCTTCTTCCTCAATTAATTTTTTATGAATACCAAAAGCTGCATATGTCATTGCTTCATCCTGCCCAAACCAATCGTTTTTAGAGGCCCATGCTTCAGCCTTTGGTGATGGTTTTCGTGCAGGTTGTTGTACCTGTTGTTGCGGTTGGGGCTGCTCTTGTTGTTGTTTAGCCAAACGCTCCTGTTGTTGTTTAGCCTGCTGCGCTCGGTCGTTCTCAATCGCTAGGGCAGTGATTTTACGTTGCGCCTCAACAACAGCATTCGTGTCGCCTACCTCCATGGCCTTAGCCATTTCCTGTTCGGCTGCCGTCATCTGAGATTCTACCCGTGTGCTATACTCAGTCACATAATTTGTGTCCAGAGTATTCATACGGTTTCTAAGTTCTGTAGACTCTGCCTGCACTTTTTGTGCATAATTTATTGCTTCTTCGCGTTGACGTTCCGCCTCACGCATCTTTTTGGTTAAGCGATCAATACGTTTCTGTGTTGCAGACTCCGCTTTTTCAAAGTTATCCGGTTTCTCGGCCTCGACAGCCTCCACCTTCTCTTCTTCTTTTTCTTCTTGCTTTACTTCTACTTCAGTGTCTTGCTCTTCTTCAAGCTCAAGTTCTATTTGTTGCTCTGCCATTATTTACTCCTAGAAATGTAAAATGTCTTCGGGCTCGAGTATTTTTGCAAGGATCTCGTCGTCATTAAGTATCCTTACCTCGCCCCCATCTATTTTAAAGCGTGACCCGGCATATCGGGCAAACATAACCCAATTTCCTGCTTCACACCATGCCCCTGTAGGAAACTTTTCTTTGTCCTTAAAAGCTAAGTCTCCAACCTTTAATACATACCCAACCTGTGTAGATACGGTATTTTCTTCGACAACTTGGTCCGGTAAGTAAATACCGCCCTCTGTTTTGCCTTTACCTTTGTAGGGTAGAATTAAAAGTCGCCACCCAGTCGGGGTGGGCATTCTTTCTAAAAGTGTTGAACTTAACGCCTCGGGATTTAAGACTTTGTCTTTAGCCTCCACATAGGCGTCGGCTACGGTTTCTTTATTCATTTAAACGCTCCTGTTTATCTAGCAGGCTCTTGAGTTCCTGTTCCACATGATTTAGGGCAGATAGATTGCCCATCATCTCACGATACTGATCCATATTTTTTATCTGGTCAAAAAGTAATTGTTCCTGCACAAAAGACTTACGGTCATCAATTATTCTATAAATGGCCTGTGCCAGTTGTACTCCGTCCAAAATTTAACTCCAGATAAGACTTAATTTAGTATTATGCGAAAATATAAGGCTTGTCTAGTTCTTTTCGAAGTGCGGACCATCGATGAACGGACGGCGGCCTTGTGAGCGACGTAGGTCAATATACGCGTTCATGGCCTCTTCTGCCGTGCCCTCCCAGTCACGAAGGTCATCTATTTGCCATGCGGCGCCCCACCTAATTTTAGTACCTGTACGCACAGCCGCCTCTTTCATAGCATCGGCTATCTCATCATAGACCTGAATTTCCCAACACGGCGCTCCGTCTTGGTACGCCATTAAATCGACGGCGTGTGCCGTGCCATCATCTTGTAATAAGTGCTTTGACTTCATAGTTTGTGAGCGACCCGTGGCTACAAGTTTCTCTTGTTCTGTAATAGTTCGGGGTCCATAAATCACGCCAAAATCGACGGATGTCAGCTCAATCGCCTTTTTTACTGTCTCGACCAGATCGTTGCTTACGCCCTCCAGTTTCGACAGACTCCTGTTTGATAGTTTGAATGCCATCTTGTTTCTCCTGCTTTTTGTGGACAAAATCAATCCACTCTTTGTTCATATCATAGAAGTATTGACAATATTTACAACGTAAACTTCCGTCTACGTATTCCATATCGTGGCCACAGACATCACACTTGGTGGAGTCTATTTCTTTTTCCTCATATTAAAAAGCTTAGAAGCAGACCGTGTAGCAAAGCTCGCGCTAACGATAGCTCCTAACGCGATTTGATACCACTGGGGCATACCCGCAAGGGCCTCAAACCCATCAGACACTATACCTCGGCCCCACTCCCCACAAAAACTTAGCACAAGAGGAATACTGAAGAGCAGGGTCAACCATTCGTCCTTCCATGAGGACTGTGATGCGCGCATCGCAGCAAGATCCCAATCGATCTCACCTGTCGCTTCTTTCATACGTATAGTCGCTTCGGCCTTTTGTATGGCGGTCTTACCCTCTAAATAGGATGAGGCAAGACTACCAATAGAACCTATAAGTGCTTGTATCATAATTAATCCTTTGGCGGTATGGGCCTGCCGGGCGTGACTGTCCCGTCAGGATGATATATTGGTTTAGTATAACGTATACTACCTTTATCTAGTTTAAGTTTCTTTGCATCCTCTGCAATAATACGAGGAACACCATAAATATTATTTTCTAAAGACGCTAATTCTTTTTCTAAAGATTTTAACTCTTTGTCACCACCGCCTAACTTTTTCTTCTGCCTACCTCTATGCGTTAAAGTAGCAAAATCACCTCTTCTACTTGCTGCCATCTTTAATCTCTCCTCCTTTTGATTCTTTGTTTATAAATACAGCAAAACTTCCTGTCATCGCTCCAGTTACAACGGATATCAAAGATGCCATCTGTGTGCTCAATTCTGGTTGTGCTAACGCATACTCTATGCACCGTATATATACAAGAGTCATAACGATCATCATAAATCTAGGAACTATTTGCCATCTGTTAAGTGTTTCTGGTGTCATTTTTTAAAGCTTTCATTTAATGAATCCACTACGCTGTCTATGTTAGGCTCCTGACCCCCCGGCTCATATTTACATTGAAACTCAACGGGACACTCACCCTCTACAACCAAAGTATATGTATCATTTGCGCCTTTGTATAGACAAACGTGTTGTCCATTCTTGGCTTTTTTTCTTTTATATCGTCTGCACGTAACATATTTTGGGTTCTCACGCACACCGCGTCTAATCTCTTGCTCCCAAGTCCAGTCACTAAATTTTTTTAAAAAACAGCTAAAACACTGAATAATATTTTCTGATTGTGCTAAATATATCACACCTTCATGCGCACAGAGCCATTCAAATGTTTCCTGACCGCCTTGTTTACGAACACACTTAGTCGAACCATCCCCTGTCGAGTCCCATAAGGGAGTAGACGAAGAGGCCAAGAAGACCCAAGCCAACAGCAAGCACAACGGTAAGTACCACAACGCCGATAACCTTTTCTCTAAATATCTTTTTATCATATATCTCCTGTTGCCTACGCTTTCGTATCTGCCCTTCCATACGTAATAGCTCATCCCACGCAGCCGTTCCGTGTGTAAACTTAATAAATTGTTGTAGCTCGTATCGTTGCTCTTCAAGCTTCTTTTTTGCTGCGAAAGCTTCGATTGCCTCTTGTTCTACCGTGCCACCGCCGAATACTTTACGGAGCATAGTTGGATTCTTTGCCGACTTGTGTGCAGCATCTACGTCAGACACAGCCCCCATCCATCTTGACAGATCCTGTGTCATAGATTCTAAATCGCGCCCTGCCTGAAAAGCGCGCTTAATACCTGAAAAAGCCGTGCTTGCGGTAGCTACAGCCGCAGAAATAGTGACTGGATCGAACATAGTTTTTCCCGTAGTTTCATAGTTTACTGACCTTTGTTTTTAATAAACTCCCTCTGCATTGCTGCATCTATACGCGCTGCGGTCTGTCGTTCCTGACTTGCCAACCGCTGTTGGAACTGATCGGCACGTAATCTCTGATTCTGTGCATCAAGATTTAGTTTCGCCTGATCGTTCTGCGCATCGTTCTGTTCTGCTTGCGCTCTAAGCTGCAACTCCTTCTCCTTGAGCTGCACTAGTGGATCTGGTCCCTGACCCGAGGCTTGCTGTGATAGCTGCCTTAGCTGCTGCATACCTTGCGCCACAAACTTAGCTTTAATACTCTCCATCAGCATCTCCTGCTGTTCTGGCGCCATTGGTCCCTGCTTACGCATCTCCATAATAGCCATCTCTTCCGCCTGTATCTGTACGTGCTCAATACAGTGCTTTTGTAAAGCTACAGCCATAGCCGGCATATTGGCTATCATAGGCGAGGCTCCAAAAATCAAATGCGCCATAATGTGGGACTCATGGTCCTGTGCTTTGAATGCTTTTAACGTCACCATATCCAAAACATCTATATTCTCTTGTGCCGGATCTTTCGGAGTGGGCTCCTCATCCGGTACACGCCGCATAATTCTGTCAGTGTCCTTAACACCAAGCGCATCATACATATCACGATATACCTCATACATATTATGTAAATCAGGTGCTGCTCCCGCTAACTGTAGCTTAGTCTGCGCTAACGCAATCCTTTGTGCCTGTGAAAATACATTTGGGTCCGATACAGGTATAACATCTACCCTATCATCAAAGTCTGTTGCCTTAACCGAACTATCTGCTCCCTCGACAGAATAGGGATACTCACCCGGTAAACTCTCGCTCATTACCCGTGACAAAATTTTAAATTCTAATCGCATCGCATAATGCAAGCGCTTATGCACAGCACTCATCACCCGTGAGCCCTGTTCCAATAAGGCTATAGTTGTACCTACAGCAGCCTGCTGATTGCCGTCACCGACCTTCATATCCGTGATTGTGGCAAATCTACGTCCTGCATCAACAACAAACCCCAGTAACTGGAATAAGGTTCCGTCAGGACCTTTAAATGGCAGCGGCATTAGGCTGTCACGAATAGCCCCTCCGGGAGCGTCCACATCGCGGAACTCACCGGGCTGAAGCGGATCATCGTCGTCCCTGATCCGTAGTCCACGGGCCTTGAAACCCGCAGGAAGATTGGACAACGTACCGGCGTCGATTAGCTGCCTCAGTGCCGCTGTGGCGGTTCGTGACAACCCGCCAATCGTGTGAATAAGTCCCAACCCATAAAAACCAAAGCCGGGTAGAAACTTATAGTGCACAAAATACTGTATCTTGCGCTTCATATCATCATCTTCACGATAATTACGGCGTATGGACAATATCTGCCCATTATCCTGACTAATTGTCACCACATACGGCACTTTTATGCCTGTTGGTTCTCCATCATCATCTTTCTCTTCATAGCCCTCAATGTCCAAATCGACATGACATTCCAACAAAGTGCAGTCATAGTCTATCTGATTAGGCGTCATACCGTCTATTCTGTTGATTTCATCGCTTACAGAATCGCCCTCAGCCTGCCCCGGAAGCACTGGAATATCCAAATAAAACCCTGCTATTTGCTTTTTTCTGAGCTCATTTAGCGATATGCGCAGTGTTTGTGTGATATTTGGGCACGTTTCAAGGTCAGAAGTCTCGTATGGCACCACTAAATGCTCTGCGGGCACGAATTTTGACACCGCTCTGCCTAAATTTTCGTCAAAATATACTTTTTTAAACGTAGAACCGGCCAAAGGTAGGTAAAAAAGCATCTGATCGAGCTCTGGTGTGTATTCTTCCATTACATTTGTGATGTAATAGTTCATAAATTGTCGTACACGCTGCGATTGCTGCTGTTTATCGCGTGTTTCGGCCCCAACTATGGCTGTTCGGACGGGTCCCGAGGCCGGAAGTAACTCATTAAACGCTTGTGCTTGGAATTGTGTCGCTGCTTCAGCCAAAAGAGGGTGTGTAACACCTGAAGAACCGCGAAAAGGCTGTGTTCTTTCTTCATAATTAAACCCTAATAGCTCTAAACCGTTGGCATAAGCGTCTTCCCACTCCTGACGACTGGCTTTATTAGCATCAAACTCACTTAAAAGCTCACCGGCTATGCGTCCAAGCTCTCTTTCAGGCATTTCTTCGGCTAAATTTGCATAAAAATCGTCACTCATGCCCCTTTGATCCATGGGTTCAAAGTCAATCGTTACACCACCGTCATCTTCCGCAGTAATCTCTATGTCCATATTCTCCGCTTCAACATCCATGTCAACCATCGCCGTTGGCTCCATACTGCCGGGAACCTCTAGCTCTACTTCTGCGGCTAGATCCTCTGGATCAAGCTGTGATGGTATTCCTTTTTCTATAGCCATAGTAACTCCTTTTCGTTACCCTATCATAAACGGTTGATAAGCGCCAATACCTTTTGGACCCTTAAACATATCACGCGCCTGATCCGATAATCCTGCGACACCGCCATCGGCAAACCTTTTATCTCTTTTATCAAAAATGGTCATTAACTCTTTAGGATCATCTAAATAATTTTTTGGCGGGGGATCACCCTCGTTTCTAAGTAGTTTTTTATAGTTGCCTTGGCTATCTAAACCTATCCCTCTGTCTTTAAATACTTTATCAAGTAAAGGTCCATACTCTTTTGACCGCAAGGGATCTCCTGCACCCTTGTGTGCAGAAAAGTTTTTTTGATTATATAAATCCGCTAAATCGTTTTTTGATAATTTAATAAGATCCTCGTATTTTTTACCCTTTAAAAAATCACTTAAGGTCTTATTATACTCCGCCGTCTTCAAGTCTAATTCCTTAATGCTAAGTTTTTCTGCTTTTTTTGTTTTTTTAAACAAAGACTCAATCATTCCATCTGAAATTTGACTAGCTAAAGCTCTACTTTTAGCTATTATAGCACTGCTCGGAAGCGCTGTCTTGCCAACCTTTGCTACTCCCGGAGTAGAAATAATATCACCCACATCTTTTAACACAGGAGGCACCATAGTGGTAGCCGCTACAGCAAGAGGAGCTTTTTTAAGAAAATCTCTTTTTGATACGTCCACAACAGGGGCCTCTTGTTTTGAAGCAATAGTCTTAGAACCTTTCGGCAATCCCTTAACAAGCTGACTAATAGGAACTAAAGATAATAAAGCCTCACTCGACAGCATACCCGTAATGCCTGCCGCATACTCATCTTTAGGAATTGATTCTAGATCTTTGTACGTGCCTACGTTACCCTCTGCCATCAAATCCTTAAACATCTGGGACCCACCAACGGGATTTTCAGAAAAAGGCTTCATGCCCTGCTTACCCGGTAAAAGATTTAAAAGAACAGGCGCATAGTTAACCATGTCAACTGGAAAGCCTAAAAGATTAGCGATTCCGGTATTAGCCCCTTTTACAAAAGCTTTTGCTTTTTTCTTATCGCGTTCTGTAAACAGATCAGTCATCAGTAGTACGCTCTTACTTGCACGTTGTTGTCATCCTCATCCCAATCGTCCGTTGGTAGCTGCACAAAATTACCCTGACGATACCGCATCAAAGCTTGTGTCATACTATCCACAAGGTCATCATACTCCCCATTTGGAAAAGCTGCAACCTCCTCTATCATCTCATCCGCAAACTTTGTGTCTGGTGCGTACACCATGCCTGCTTCAAAAAGAACCGATACAGAGTGCACGCGCGTCACCTTATCATTTCCCTTACTCGGTGTAAAGTTAACAACAGGTATACCCATGTTCCGTAGTTCGTGGGTCAAGGGCAACCCCGTCGCTTTTGCTTCTATAATAATCGTATCCGGCTCCCAGTACTTATATTGCTCTAACGCCACCTGCTTTAACTCAGGAAAGTCCCACCGATCCTTCTGACTATCAAGAAGTATCAACGCCGGGGGTCCCCCTGCTTCTTCCGGATAAAATACACCCCATGTTGTTATCGCACTAAAGTCCGATGTCTCGCGTTTCGTAAACGCCGTATCGTAGCTCTGTATCACATACTCAAGATTGGGCACATTCTCCTGCTCCCATCTTTTCCACCACTCTCTTGGTATAATCGCATTCTCCTCACCCGTCGGATTCTGCTGATACTGCGCGTTCCATTTACTGGGAGGAATTGACGCGCGAACCGCGGTCAAATCATCAAGGCTCCAGAACTCTGGCCAACAGGGACTGCCATCCTCAAAGATTGCCGGTAACTCTACAACTTCCCACTGGTCCGCTAATTCATCCTTCGCCATCGCACGCAGCAACTGTCCCGTCATATCTTTCTCGGACCACCTTGTCTGCACCAACACAATACTGCCGCCCGGCTGTAGTCTCTGTCGGGGGCCCCCAGTATACCAGTCCCACGCATCGTCAAAACCCGTATTCGACATCGCTGTCTGCTCCGAGTGCGGGTCATCTATAATCACCAAGTCGCCACCACGACCCGCTAAGTTCGAACCAACCCCAACCGCATAGTACATACCCCCCGATGTCGTGTCCCACCGACCAGATGCTTTACTATCCGCCGATAAATTCACAGTCGGAAAGATATCCTTATAGTCATCACTATCAATAAGGTTCTTGGTCTTACGTCCAAAGTTCACGGCTAACTCCGTAGTGTGTGTCGCCTGAATAATCTTCATCTTAGGATTCTTACCCATCATCCACGCCGGAAACAAAAAGCTTGCAAACTCCGACTTGGTATGTCTCGGGGCCATATTGATAATCAAACGTTTAAGCTCACCACGTGCCACGCGCTCCAACTTCTCGGCAATAATCTTATGATGCCGACCGGCAATAAAGTCCGGCCACATATTTTTTACAAAAATTAAAAAGTCCTCCTGACACCTTTCATTCTTTTCTAATTGTGCCAGTCTAAGTTTAAGCTTGGCCTCCTGCTCTGAAACATCCATCAGGGGGCCCCTACAATCTTAAAAAACATATCGTCCCAACGAAACGGCTGCATACAATGAAACTCCGGCTTCTTATCTTTTAACCCGTCCATCTTCAAATCTATCGCATCCCCTGCCTTAAACAAAAATAATTCTGCACGCTCCGACGGCTTCTTCTGCTTCTTTATCAATATCCAACACGAGGCGTGTTTGTGTTTCGTGAGCCATGATACCTGTGACGGGCGCAGATCTACTTTGTCCGTCGTCGTAAACTTGAGCTCAACAAAATGAAAACAACCATGGGTATCACAGAGGAGGACGTCTGGGATTCCGGCTCCGACCCAGTTTTCAATTCGCGTTAGCGACAGCTTTCGACTTACTCTTTGCGCCGCTTCCTTTACTTGTTTGTAAAAGCCGCTCTCCTTCTTCACGGCTATCGTTATCCTCTTCTGGTGTGATGTCGACTGTGACTGGGGCATAACTCTCCTTTATCTCCTTCAATGCTTTCATAACTTCTTCCTTAGACATACTGTCTATGCTCCCGTGTCGTATCTCTGATTTATTAACATATATATCGCCCTGCGCCTGACCGCGTCGATACTCCGCCTGCACAGCCGCCGAATAGGCTCCGTTCTGTAATGCCTCGTCCCGAATACGCTGCAAGTCTCTCACGTGTCGCGAAAAGGTAATACTATACTTTTCATCCAGAGCCCGACGATATTCCTTAATCGCATGAACAACGTGCGGCGAGATATTCGGGTTCGTCAACTCATAGGCGCGTGAGTGCGCACTCGTTGCACTGTACCCGGCATTCTCTGCTGCTTCGCGTAACGTGACCTGCCCATCGCGGCTAACAAGCTCACGGACAAACAGTTCTTGCTTTCGGGTTAAAGGGGTTTTTATGGTGGCGGGTTTTCGACCACGTGTCTCGTAACGTATCCCCGCTTTGCCTAGTTTTCGCTTCCTCATTCTCGGACCTCGGTTGATGGTTAATAAACAGCCTTAATATGCACGTTTTTTAGGCAGTTAACAAGAACCTTTTTTTTGCACAATAATTAGGCATTGTTTCACGTGAAACATTCATATCATTTTTTACATGATTATTTGTGAAAAACATGGCCCATGCACTAGTGCCTACGACACCGGTGGGCGGTCGCTCCAGTTCGATTTTTTAAATTTTATCAACGTAAAATGACCCGATAATAGAAGGGACCCGAACAATAAAAAACATACTCGGCACGGGGTACGCGGTCCGCGGATCACGGCGGATCTGTCAGGATCGGGGACCAATTCCCGAGGATCTCGGAGCGCGGATCTTGGACAGCTGGCACGGGATCGGGGCGGGGTGGCAGCTGCTCGACGGCGGACGGTACGTTTAGGAT